CCGCTGGTCATGCCATTGGTCTTAAGAAGGTTCCTATTTACTTAGCTCCAAAAGAAAAAGTTGTCGCAGCCTTACAAAAAGGAAACTATAACAATACTGATCAACAGGGTATTTCAGTAGAAAACTACTTACCATCTATTTCTATCATGTGGACAGGTATTGAATTAGATGCTGAAAGAATGCATGGTCAAAGAGAAAAAAGAAAGCTTTATGTAGAATATGCTGATGATGCTGGTAATGGTTGCTTTGAAAAATATCAACATACAGACTTTCAAACAGTTCCTTATAAAATGACGTTTGAAGTGACTTTATGGTGCAAGTATATGGACGATCTTGCCCAGCTTCTTGAAAATATTATTCCATTTTTTCATCCAGAAGCTTATATAGGACTTTATGAAAAAGGCGTAGAAACTGAAAGAAAATGTAAAGTCACTAAAGAATCTGAGAATTTAAATTTCGTTTATGAGTTAAACCAACCTGATAGAAGAGTTCTTCAATGTAACATCGTTTTCAGTTTGGAAGTTAATTTCTATAAGCCTGAGAATCCTATTGAAAGACCTATTCAGAGAATTATTGTTCATTTAGGTGAACCACTTCAAAATAATAAAGCTACTGGTGATACCCTTGTAGTTAATGCTGCAACTTCTGGTGGTGATTGTTATGTTGATTTAGACGAAAATATCCTCAATTTCATTAAAACTTTCAAAGCTGAAGACGAATTTTATTTTGATCAATATTACAATGGATTCAATGGATTACCTCCAAGTCCTATTAGTATTGAATCTCCATCAGTTCCTACTCCACTTCTTCAAGCTATGTTTGACAGAGATCCTAATTATGGTACAGCGGATTTAGTTGGAATAACAACTACTGATCCTCTTAATATGTTTACACCAGATACTCTTGTAGTAACTAATGCAGCTATATTAGCAACCTCAATTCCTTTCGTATATGTGGTCAATCCTAATGGATTACCTCCATTGACAGCTTCGGTAATAAATCTTGTCAATGGCTCTTGTACTTTCCAGCTTTCAGCAGTTCCAACCTCACCTGATTATAAAGTGGTTTGGAGATTTGAAGTTGTTGGAGATACTGTTTACGATATCCCTTCTGGTTCCAGTACAGTTACTGTTTCAGATCCTAGAATTACTCTTGAATCTATTCCAATCGTTCAAATAATTAACACCACCCAAGAACCTGAAATAGATATCAATGGAATCATAAGTGTTAATGCTGGAAACTTTGTGATCCAGCTTTCTAACGCTCCATCGGTTGATGGATATAAATTAATTTGGAGTGTTACAGGAGAATACTAATGGGACAAGAAACTGATGATAGTCTAAAAGACACTTTGAATATAAAAGACGAATTAAAGGCGCTTAATGGGTCTGATACTACTGTCTCTTCTGAGGAAGAGAAGTTTAAAAAGCGTTTAGATGATATTGAAAAGATGAAGGCTCAAGTTGCTTTAAGAAGAAAATCAGGGGATGAGGATTATGTTAAAGCTGCTTTAAGAGAAGTAGTAGAGATAGGTCTTCATTCCAGTAGAATTTTACAAGCAGAAATTGAAGCTCATCCAGACGCTAGAGCGGTTGAATGTATTGCAACTACTTTAAATGCAGTTTCAGCCGCTGCAAAGGAACTTCATGAAGTTGAAGTAAAGAATGAGAAAATTGGAATTGCTAAAGAACAGAATGAAATTAAAAAGCTTTCAATTTCTAATGGTAATCCTCAGAAAATTTCTCAAACAAACAATATCATATGCTCTCCAAGTGATCTTTTAGATATGATGGAAAAAGCCAAGAAAGATAAAGTCAAGATAATTGACGTTAATGTAAAGAAGTAATTATGCCTACTAATTTTAATCAAAAAGGAACTAAAAGACCTAATATACAGATAGAATATACACAAGAGATGCTTGAAGAGTTTTGTAATTGTAAGGAAGATCCTTTATATTTTGCTGAACATTTTTACCAAGTTATCTCAACTCATAATAATAAAGGTAAGCACGTTGTTCAACTTTATGATTTCCAAAAGGAGATTTTAAAGTCATTAGTAAATAATAACTATAATATTCTTTGTGCTGCTCGTCAGGTTGGTAAGTCTACCATTTCCTGTATTTTCTTACTTTGGTATGCATTTTTTCATAAAAATAGTTCAATTGCCGTACTTGCTAACAAGCAGAGTGCTGCTACCGAATTAATGGATGACTTGAAAACTGCTTATTATGAGATTCCAGACCATATAAAACCTGGAATGGGTGAATGGAATGAACTTACCATTTCATTTGACAATGGCAGTAAAATTATCGCTGCTGCTACTTCTAAAGATGCTATTCGTGGTCAATCTATCAATATTCTTTACGTTGATGAGTTTGCTCATTTACCTGGAAACGTAGCTGAAGAGTTTTGGACCGCTATCTTACCAACCATTGGTAATGATTCTGGTAAGGTTATTATTGTTTCTACCCCAAATGGTGCCGCTGGTCTTTACTATGATCTTTGGAAAAAGGCAACTTTGAAATTAGAAGGTAACATGTTTATTCCTCATAAAGCAGGATGGAACTGTGTTCCAGGTAGAAGTGAAGAGTGGAAAAAGAATATGATTTCCGCTTTAGGTGACAATGGTAAGATTAAATTCGCTCAGGAATTTGAATTAAACTTTACAGGTTCTACTCATACACTTATTGAAGGTGATAAGTTAATGAACATGAAAGGTACTGATCCAATTTTAACTCCTGAACCAGGATATCAAATTTGGAAGCAGCCTAGAAAAAACAGATTGTATATGATTGGAGTAGACGTTGCTAAAGGATCTAACTCAGACTTTTCAGTTGCTAATATATTTGATGTAACTGAATGGCATATTAATGGTAAGTATGAACAAGTAGCTATGTTTAGAAAAAATGATATTCCTTTATTTGATTTTATTTTAAAGATAGTTTGGTTAACTAAGCAATGGTTCCAGCCTGTTGTAATTGTTGAAAATAACAATATAGGTGATGTTGCTGCTAAGTCTCTTCATGAAGATCATGATTATGAAAATAATTATTATGATTACGACAAACAAGAACATGGTGTAAATGCTAACATGAAAACAAAGCCATTGGCTTGTACCTATATGAAAGACGATTTAGAAAATAATTTATTAACTATTAATTCAAATAATGAAGTTAATGAATTAGGTTACTTTGAAGAAGTTCGTCCAGGTATCTTTAAAGCAAGAGTTGGTAATGCCTTTTTTGATGATACAGTTTCTGCAACTTATTGGGTATCATATTGCCTTAGATCAAAGTTTTGGGAAGATCATTTATTCTATTTACAGAAGACAAATGTAATAGCTCAGAACGCAGCAATTAAAACAAATCTCAATAAAAACAACTTAGATCAACCTACTGAAGAAGAGGTTGCAAGAGTCTTTATGAATGGCTTTAGAGGTGATAAAGACAACAATGATTTCATAAATGAACTAAGTCGTTTTTAAAATTTATAAATAGGGATGGCTTAAGCCTTATTTTCTAAATTATTATAATTAGGGAGTTGCACTTATAAATACCTTTTAGATAAAAGGAGCAACATTTATGGCACAATCTCAATCATCTCCAGGTACTCAAGTTACAGAACAAGATTTCTCAATTACCATTCCTAGTGTCACCTCAAGTGTTGGCGCAATGGTTTTTGCTGCGGAGAAGGGTCCTCTTAACATCCCTGTTTTACTTCAGAGTCCTCAAGATCAGGTTAATACATTTGGTGAACCAGATAGTGTTAACTATCCTCACTGGTTCTCAGTTAATGCTTTCCTTGGATCTTCTGATCAGTTCTATGGTATCAGAACTGAAAACGCAGCTACCCTTTGCGCTGGTATCACTGTTGGTACTTCAGGTGGAGTTACTACTTGCGGAAATAACATCATTGAATCTTTCCCAACCCCTAAAGCTGCTTCTTTCTATCCACTTTCTTACAATAGTGTTTCTGATGATGAAGCTAACATTGGAAACACCCCCGTTTTCCTTCAAGAGTATTTGCACATCTACGCAATTGGTGCGGGTCCTTACTATGAAGGCGTTCAGGTTGTTACAATCAACTCCGTTGACTATACGACCCTTCTTGAGCTTAAAGAAGAGTATTCTCAGTCAACCACCACCGCATTAAGTCAAGCTATCATTCAGAAGTATTACACTGGTACCCCAGCCGCTTCTGGTGATCCAGTTTGGAATGGTATGACTCCACCAGCATCTAGTGATGCTTACTACACCGCAGGAAACTACCTTTCTTGCTCATTAGTCGCTAACGATATCATCAGTTCCTCTGTCATCAATGGCCACTTAACTTGGTTCTTAAACACTGGTCTTCTTAATGAATACACTTCATTTGAATATGGTCCTCAGCCTATCTTTGATGTTAATACAAGCACATATATTAATAGTGATGAATTTACTGTTTATGTCTTTGATCCAACTGGTACATTACAAGAACAGTACCTTTGCTCAAATGTTCCTGGTAAAGTCGATGACACTGGTAATCTTATGTTTGCTCCTGATGTTATTAACAACAACAGTGCTTACATTTACTTCTTCATTGGAGCAAACACTGAAGAAGCTTCTGGTATCGTTCCTGTTACCACTGGTAAGATCAACTTAGCAGGCGCTGACCCTCTTTCTTCAAGTCTTGCTGACTTAAATGGAGAGATTGAAATTCAGTGGCGTCAATGGTTCGCTAACAAGGAAACTTTGTTACTTGACGTTTTCATTGACCCTGACTATCCAACTATCTTAAAGCAGGTTCTTGATGACATTTCTGGCGTTGTTCGTCAGGACTGTTTCTCCTTACTTAATGTCCCATTGGAAACTATCGTCAATACCAGTACCTTCACTCAGTTACCTAGTTTCGTAACCAATATGAAGAACTACGTTGGAAACACTTTAAATATTGCTAGTTCCTACTCAGCAATTTATGGACAGTATTTCCAGGTTTATGACTCTTATAACCAAGTCAACCGTTGGGTTCCAGTTACTGGATATGTTGCAGCAACTATTGCTAAGACAGACTTCAATAACGCTCAGTGGTATGCCCCAGCAGGGTTGAACCGTGGTGTTGTCAGTGGTGTTATTAGTGTCGCTATTAACCCAACCAAGGCTCAGAGAGATGTTATGTACGTTAACAGAATCAACCCAATTGTTAACTTTACTGGTCAGGGAATTGTTATTTGGGGACAAAAGACTCTTCAAGGTTTCTCAAGTGCCTTTGATAGAATCAATGTCCGTAGATTGTTCTTGTTCATGGAAAGAACTATTAGTCAATTGGCTAACTACTTCTTGTTTGAACTTAATGATTCCATTACTCAATCTAGATTCGCTGGTCTTGTCAATGGATTCTTAGCAAACATCCAAAGTAACCGTGGTATCACTGCTTACCAAGTTATTTGTGACTCTTCAAACAACACACCAGACGTTGTTGATGCAAATGAATTCGTCGCTGAGATTCTTGTTAAGCCAACCCGTGCTATTGAATTCATCAGTCTTGTCTTTACCGCTGTCAGCACAGGTGTCAGCTTCTCAGAAGTAGTCGGAGCATAATTTTTAAAAATTAGGAGTAAATAATGCCTTTTCCATCAGATATAACACCCATTAATCTTTATAGCTTCCGTCAAGCTATTCGTGACGTTAGCCGTCCATATCTCTTCATGATCAATATGCCTAACATTGATACCAATGTGGCTAAGGTCACAGCATTTGCTCGTTCAACCAGTTTACCTAAGTATACCTTAAGTACTGTTGAAATTCCTTTCCAGTCTCAGAAATTGAGATTGGCAGGACCTGCAAATATTGAAGGAACTTGGCAGGTTGAATTCCTTTGTGATGAACTTCATGCTCTTAGAAATCGTTTCTTGACTTGGATTCAGACTGGATTTGATATTCAGCAAATCCTTGCAGGCGCACCAGTCGAATACAAGTATGATCTTGCTCAGGTCACACAGTTGTCAAGAAACGGTTCCCGTGTTGCTACTTATCAATTCGTCGGTTTATTCCCAACTTCAGTTGGTGATATTCAGCTTTCACATGAAGCTACCGAAACTTGGGCAAAATTCCCTGTAGAATTTGCTTATGATTACTTTACCATTGACAACGCAAACTCTTTCGATCCAAATACAAGTGCCTTCCAGTCAAGCGCAACTGGTATTGGTGCAGAGACAGACCTTGGTGCCCTTTCAGGTACTACAGATATCAACGGCACAACTGGAACTACAGCTACAAACGGCTCATTGGGCTAATAGCTTTAGTAATACGAATAGACCAAGCGATGGGAATAGCTTGGTCTTATTTTAAAGGATACAATTAATGCCTTTTCCTACAAATAGTTTAGGCCAAAGTACTAATATCAACTTAGTCGGGTTTAGAAAAATCATTAATGATATTTCTAGACCTTATTTGTTTAGCATCGACATGCCAAATATTGATACAGATTCTGTAAAGATGACTTCATTTGCTAGATCAACTTCTATTCCAGCTTATAAGTTAGACGTAGAAACTTGGGAATTCCAAGGCGCTCAAAGAAAAACTGTTAAAGGTGCTACTTTTAGTAGTTGGCAAGTTGAATTTTTAACTGATCAAGTTTATTCCCTTAGAAGTAAATTTTTAGCTTGGATGTCTCAAGCTTATGAACCATTTTCTAACTCCATTTCTTCGCCACATTCTTATAAGTATGATGGTATTAAAGTTAATCAACTTTCAAGAACTGGTGCAATTGTTCAAACATATCAATTTATTGGTATGTTTCCTTCTGAATGTGGAGAGATTCAGTTAGGGCATGATAAGACAGATTTCTCTAAGTTCACAGTCACTTTTGACTATGATTACTTTACAGTAGCTGGATTGGATTTACTTGAGCAAGGTCTTAGTAATCCTACTCTTACTACTTTAAGTGGCACGGGAGTAAATGAAGCAGTTCCTGCTGGTTTACCTCAGAATAATGTTTTAGGTAGCTTTGATGTATATGGTGGTCAAACTGTATCTCAGATACCTTTAATATAAATGTTTCGCATCTGATATAATTAATTTAATAATAAGGAGTTTTTATGGGAGATAGACCAGGGTTTACTTTGTCTGATTTGAAAAAGGTATATGCTACAAAGTCATCGGCTGAAAACGCTATCAAACTTTGTTATTCTCAAAAGGAAGTATTTGTTAAGCCTTTGAAGATTAAAGATAAGAAAGAAGTTTTAAAGTCGATTGAATCCAAAAATGAAACAGTCATTAACAAAGCGCTTGATG